GCAAGACGGCGCTGTAAATCACCTTCCATATCACTCATCGGGCGCCTCATAGATTTTGCGATAATCGTCCACGTGCGCAGCGCCGACTTCTGGCACCTTGCCCAGCCATACCCCTTTCACCGGTACACCACCGCGCGCAAACGGATCTGCACCAAAGGCAGCGCCCTGCTCATAGGTGATACGCCACACCAGATAGTCATCCATAGCGGGGTCGAATGCATCGGGCTCCGCGGAGATAAACACCGCACCATCGATATGCGGCAAACCAAACTGCTGACCGTCAATCCACTGAGTTAAATCCGCCGCGGCGGTACGTATGTAAATATCCGGTTTAGTGATAGTGGCGCTGGCACGATCGACCACGATATACAGCGATACCGAAAGCGATACGCTTGGTTGCCCACTGGTATTACTCTTGGGGTCCCAGCCATCCACAGAGAGGTAAACAGCAGGGGTCACCAACTGCGTGGTGCTCTCGGGGTAGGTATCCGCATCCGCCACCCATGGTAGGGCTTTTAAGGTGCCGATCACGGCGTCATGATAAGCCGCCATCGATAAGGGCTCAGCCATTGCGCCTCCTTATAGACTGATTTTGGCCTTCACGCGGCCTTTAATATCGGATTGGAAGTGGTGCATAAAAATCGCCATCACATCAGCAAAGGCGTTATCTTCCACGTAATCGAGCATCGGAGCATAAATGTCGATTTCAGCCTCTGACGTTCGTCGTGTCACCGGGTCACGGATAACCACCGTGCGCCGATTCTCACGCCGCGAACGTGCAACCTCACTATTAGCAAAGGTTTGGGATGCCAACATTGAGCCTTTCGGATCAAACCCCGCTTCACCAGTTGATTTACGCCGCGCGGCAATATAGCGGCCTGTCTTTGGATCGCGGCGGTCATGATGGGGACGAATACGCCCGCGAACGCGACCTTTCAGATCTTTGACCTTGATGGCGTTTAACCCAAACCAGAGCTTGGACTCATCAAGCATCGCGCCACGAGAAATACGAAAAGAGAGCAGACGTTTACGCACCAGCGCCAAACTCCGTGGCGCCAGACCGGTTTTTAAATCGGCTAACGCCTGTTTACGCAATGTGACTGCCGTACGTTTCAGCGCACGCGAATATGAATTGCGATACTGTTTGTGCGTGGCACCCACAGCCTCGGCAATTTTCCAGAGTGCGCCGGTATCGATATCCACCAACATGTCACGGCGTAACCGGCTGTCTCTTGCCATCTCATCGACTCCACTGTGTGATATCTTCCACCGGCTTGCCCGGCTCCCCAACCGCTAAGGTGACGCGCGTGCGCCCCATTTCATCGGCGCCGATATGCGTCACCCAATAATGCTCGGCACCGACCGTGACCGCATGACGCTTGGCCAATCCCTGAATATCTACCGTGTACGCACTCAGCGCGGGGGCAACATCGCGGATTTCTCCGCCGCCATGAACTTCTGCGCAAGCGTCTGGCTTTTCAAAGATAGCGGTAATGGGGCGACGTTCCGCCCCCACCATCAATACCACCGGCAACTCTTCCGCAAAGGTGCGATCCACCACCTTATCGGCACGCTGTAGCCGCTCAGTAAATCGGCTCATTAGAAGCCCAGTCGCACGCGGGACTCTTCATCCCCGGCATCGTTAGTGATCCACGCTGTTCCCGCACGCGCATGCGCCACCGCAGGATTGGCACCATCATCAGCCTTAGCCGTCAACAAGCCGTCCGGCGTCATATACAGCGCCGCACCGCGTGGCCACGTTTCGTCTGCCACTTTCGGCAACACAAAAACGCCGGTCATTTTCAACACACCATCCCCGTCCACGGGGATATTTCCTAAAGCTACCCCCACCACACTGCCGACGATCACCGGCTGCCCAGATAGCACCGCCTTGCCTGTGCCGTTTGTCCAATCCATCGTGGTGCCGTCTTGATAATAATTCTTCGCCATTGTCTTACTCCCGTACCCATGAAAACGGGCGACCTTAGCCACCCGTAGAGATAAAAAAACCGCCTGACTAAGACGGTTTATTTGCTGCCAGTAGACTTGACCAGCCCACGATAATCGAGCGCTGCAACCCCTGCATCAATACGCACCTTGAATGCCGCGCCATCGATGGTGAAACCGTTCTGCTGTTCGATATAAGGTGCATCTACGCCATCCAGATACGCCACCTCGATGGTGTCACGCCCCTGTGCCGCCGTTAGATAGAACTCTTTTTCGCTCTTAATATCTAAACGTGGTTCGGCAATCACTTCGGCAAAGTTCTGGATCGGGTTGTTGATACCGCTGTTAGCATCAGCTCCCGGCACGCTCGCCGATTTAATCAACTGATTAGCGCGTGACTCCAAAGCCACCGGCGTCAGCACGTAGGCCGGGCGAATGTTAAGCGCACGCTCACCGGATTTTTGCAAACGCATCGCTTTACGTGCCGTATCCAGACCATCGATATCCATTGCCACGCTAACTAAGTTGTTATGGTCAGCACTAAACAGAGGTTTACCATCACTTAGCTTGCCGTTAGAAGTGAGCACCGCGTACACCAAATCCCCTACGGTGGCACGTGCCGCACCGCCCATCGCCGCGGGAATACGGGTCAGCATATCTAAATCATCGTTAATGATGGTTTGGCGCGTCAGTGAGAACAGCTCGCCGTAAGTCGCCAGCGCAATTTGTTCGCCTTTATCCCCGACGGTAATGTATTTGTATTCGGCACCGTCACGCACTTCACGTAGTGCGGCTAGTGAGTTGAGCCCCACACGATTAGAGACTTTAAAGTCGGTCAAGGTGCCTTTACGGGTCCAGCGGTCAAAGGTTTCTTCGGCTTCATCCCAGCCCAGCAGCGCCGCTTTATGGGCCACATCCATCAGGATATTGCCAAAGTCAGAGCTGGTATGCGTAAAGGCCATACCGACCATCGCCATCGGTGCTACACCCGCTAGACCAATACCACGATCGGCAAGGGATGCACGCGCCAACTCACGCAGGGTAAAACCAGCGTATGCGTTATCGGCCTGCGCTTCGCCGTAACCGGCACGCGCCATGATGGAAGCGCGAACCGAGTCCCCGACCAGATTACCGTTACCCGCATAGATGTGTACATTCTGCCCCGCCAGCGGCGTGGTACCGGAAGCCAGCGCCGACAACAGTTTATTGCGCGCCGTATCCGCATTGCAGGCTTGATCACTAACACATTCCGCTTTCAGTGCGGCAAACGCGGGGAACGCGTCAAATACGGCATTCACGGCTGTGACACGCTCCGCATTAGCGGCTGCCATTTGCTGACTAATCGCATTAGCTAACGCATTAATATCTACGGTTGAACTCGTAGGTGCATCAATCACGGGTGCCGCAGACGGCGCTGGCTGTGACTGTGGCGCCGGATTCGATGTAGTGGCACGCGGCGTAATCAAAGCTGTAACTTGCTTAGGCATATTATGGAACTCCTTCATTTTATTCGTATTGATTGACGCCGCAGCGTCGAGGGAAGCTTCGAGAACATCCGCAAAGCCTTTTTCTATCGCCATTGCACCATCGAGCCACGTTTCCTCTTTGAGCATGGCGGCAATCTCATCTCGGCTCAGGCCGGTTTTACGTTCGTAGGCAGATAAGAGCAGTGACTCATTACGATCGAGCCACTCGGCGTATTCACGAATTTCATCAGAATCGCCCATCACCCCGCCCCACGGCTTATGGATCATGATCCATGCATTCTCTGGCATATGAACGGTCGCACCGGGTAAGCAAACAATGACGGACGCCATTGACGCCGCAACGCCATCGACGTAAATATCGATTTTGCCGGTGAGTCGTGAAAACGAATTGAAAATAGCAAAGCCATCCATCACATCGCCGCCGGGGCTATGAATATGCAGCTCAATCGCGGAGGCTTCGAACACGCCAGCATCACGGCAATCGCTGAGAAACGCCTGCGCGGTGATCCCCCAATAGCCAATCATGTCGTAGAGATAAATGACGACGGGGTCAGTTGCTTTAGTCGCGGCCTTGATTTTGTACCAGCATTCATTTCCGCTGTTGGTTGGGTTGCTTGCCTGTGGTTTGAGTAGTGTCCCCATCGGGATCGGTAGGTTCATTCGTTTGGGCTCCTGAATCGTTGGCGGCGTCCGAGTCAAAGACCAGCCCCCGCTCGCGGTTATATTCAATTTCACGTAGACGCTGACGCCTGATTTCTTGTGGCGATTGACCGCGAGCCCGTATCCATTCGGATTCGGTTCCCGCACCACCGCGCACAATGCCTTTCCACGCCTGCGCCTCTTTCACTGGGTCAATCCACGGCATTACCGGCCCCAGATAGAGCGCGTTATAGAGTGATGAGAGGTCAACATCGTGGGGAATTTTGATGCCTGATAGCTTGAGCATGTCGATCCATGCGCGGTATATCGGGCGACTGTGCTGCCCAACAAACCAGTTTTGCAGCACGTTATAACCTTCGAACCCTTCCACCAGCTCTTGACGCTGACTGGAATAGCTACCGTTATAATCACGTGAAATGCTCGAGTAGCTGCCACGCGTACCACCGGCCACTGCACGCAGCTGGCTGTTGCGGAATTCATACAGATGAACGTTCGGGCGGTTGGACTCCACCATGCCCAAATCCTCACCGGGTTTGAGTCCGTCAAAAATCATGCCCGGCGCAATATCAAACATCTGATACTTGTTTTCAGGATCTTCATAATCATCAGTTTGAAAGGTCGTCGCATCTCCTCGCTTGATATAGAACCCCAGGGCCGCAGCAATACGTGCCGCAACACGCTCGGACTCTTCATAATCTTTGATATCGCTTAGACGTGTAATGACGCCGTGTAGCAGACTCACACCACGGATCTGATGCAGACGCTTGCGCATCGCGAGATGAAGCATGTTCTCTGCCGGTACCCGCTTGGTCTGGGTTGCCATACGCAACGTGTTGCCGGGGTGAAACTTATACACGTTGTAGGCAACGGGACGCCCCCACGTATTAATCTCTACCCCTTGGCGAATCTGCGTACCCTCCACACTGTTGAGCGACATCGGCACATAGTCGGCCTCGAGCATTTCAATCGACAGCTGCACCTGCGTCGCATGTTTCAAGCCGGGAACAGGACCGCGTACCAATTGGCTAAAGACTTCACCGTCACGTAACGCCGACCGCAGTAATAAACGCTCCATTTCTGCACGGGTAAACATGCCCGTCACATCGGGGCGGATAGACCATTCAGACCATAATCGAGACAGCTCAGAGGCAAATTCTTCATGCAGCTTGCCGTCGTGCGTCAGCGGTTGCGGCTCCACCTGAATCCCACGCGCACCGATCACCCGTTCCTCGAGTTTGTCGAGAATGCCGATCACAATGTCGTGGTTTTCATCCAACCAGCGAGCCTGCTCACGCAATGACACGCCCGCGGCAAAGACGGCGTTATCGGCTGATACGCCCGAGCGCTTTGCTTTATGCAAGCGAGAAGGGTTGGCCGCTTCGTAGGCATTCATCAAGTTGCGGTTTTTTGCACGTTCTGCCGCCCACCCCGGCGACAGTGCCGCTATGCCCTTTTCTATCCAGTTCATGGCGACTCCTAAAGAAAGTTTGCCAATTTGGGGCCATTGCCACGCCCACAGGCGACGCGATAGCGTTTCTCCCAATATTCGAGCTCGTTACGCATCGCAACAGGATCGTGATTGGTGACAGCGCGGCCATTTACGCCAGTAAACGAGACCGCTTTGCCATCGAGTGAATCCGTATAGGCTTGCCGCACCTTGTCGAGCATCTGCTTGATTTCGTTACGCGTCATAGCCAGCCCCCACCGCCAGTTTCACCACCATTGAGCCAACCAGACCCCGAAAGGGAGCTCGGTGCTGTCGGTGATTTGTCCTGTGGCTTGGATTTCTTTTTATTCGTCGTCACTACAACAGCCTCCCGCGCCGTGTCTTCATTAAAAATATTTGGGTTAGCATCTTGAGACTCGGCCCACGCTGGCGGCTTATCCCATGAAATGCGTTCATACCCGCGCAAAAACGCAATGGCATGGATATAACAAAACAGGTCCATCGCTTCGTTGTTCCCCTTGCCCGGCTTGCGCCATTTGCCATCGGCCCCGCGCTCTTCATAGGTCAGCTCGTCAAAGAACCATTCACCCAACCAATTTGGGAAATGGATAAACCCCGCGCCCGGCACATCACGCGCCATCGCGTTACTCAGCTGATCTTTGAAAATATCGGTTTGCAGCAGATAGACCGGCACGTCACCGCGTGCATCTGCACGGCGATCGCTTCGCTCGGTATTGTTGGGGTAAGTTTTGGTCACGGATTTTTGGCGGCGAGTACTGTCCCCCTTCACCAAATACACCCGCTTATGCACGCCGTCTTGACGACACCGACGCCAGAATTTATAGGCGTTATCGGTTACACCGTCCTCACCGCCGCTGTCGACAGCCATCGCCAACACGGGCATGCGCTTACCGGAGCCGTCAGCTAGTGCATAGGTTTTTTGTAGAACATCGGTGATCAAGAGATCCCAATCCTCGGGAAATGCACCGGGATGCACCTGTAACGATTCGCCGTTTTCATCACAGCGCATGGACTGTTTGATGTTGTAACGGTCTATCGTCCACCGCTCGCCATTCTCTCCATAGCCAACGACCTGCACGACAAAGCGGCGATTCTTACCGCCCTGAACGTCGACGGCTGCCATGAGAAAACGCACTTTTGGCGGTACTAGGCGTTTACCGTAATCCTCTACTCGCGCCATTAACTCATCGCTTCGGCGTTGTTCACTGGCGGCACGCGGCAAGTAGGGCAATCCCCAGTCGGTATTGATAACGGCCTTCAAGGTTTCTTCGCTGCCGGTGGCCTCGAACTCCATCTCAGCGGTCAGGAGTTTGTACACCAGCTGCGCCCACGTCTGATAAGCCGCAGCGGGACCTTCCATCCAGAAAGAAGCAATGCGCGAGCGCCGAGCTTCACCGGTAATCACACCATCACGATCTATGCTCTGGCCTTCACGCAGCCAAATCCCACGCTGGTTAAGTTCACGTTTTTGGTGTGCGGCAATGGCTTGATGGCAATGAGGGCATTCAACATGCGCCGCTTCGCTAGCTTTCACCGGATCGGTTTCATCACGGTAGCCGGTCATAGATTCCATCGACGGCTGGAAATACTCGCCGCAATGTGGACAGGGCCAGTACCAGCGACGACGATCACCGCGGTTATAAAGAGACAGTATGCCGGTTGTCGGCGGCGCTTCATGGAGTGACGTTCTGCGCCATTTGGTGTTGCGAATATCGCGCCCCGGTGAGCTCTCCACCAGCGTCATGCCAGACGACATAAACGTCGTGGTACGTTTTGAGGCCAGCGTGAAGGCATCCCCCTCCCCGTCGATATCCTCAGGAAAGCGGTCATAGTCGGTCAGCGCAACACACTTATAGTCAGACGATGACATGATATTGATGGACGGCCAGCCTATCTTTAAATAGTTGCCAGCCAAAAACGTCATATCGTGAACGTTGTTGTCATTGCGTCGCGGGCTTAATCGTTCAGCCACATCAGGACTCATGCGAAACGTGCGGGAAAGACGCTTTTTCGAATGCTCGCGTGCTTTCTCCTCGGTCATTTGCACGATCAACATATCCGAGGGATCGCAGATAATGTTGTACACCACCCAGCCATCGATAAGGCCGATGGTCTTACCGGTACGCGCAGGTCCCACAAACACCACCGCATCATATTCGCGTGATGCTAAACAGTTCATCGGCTCCAACACATACGGCGCAACCGACGGGTCCCACTTCACCGAGTTACCCGCGCCTTTCGGGACACGCATGTATTGTTCCACGGCACTGGCTACCGGCATGCGCCTCGGGGCCTGAATAATTCCCGCCATATTGCGGCGAGTGCTAGCAGCGGATGCCTGTGAAACCATTAATCCTCCTCGGGCATGTCCTCCTCACTTGGCGTATCTGCCTCTATGACCTTTTGCGCAATCTGATCCCGAAGGTCATCAATAATGCATTGGACGCGCTCAACGGCGACCGGCGACAAAGCGCAGTCACGTTCGAGAATATCGGGGAGTGTTTCGAGCACCTGCACCATCGCTTTGGCCATCGCTGAAAATTCACGCGTCACCTCTTCGGCGGGGATGAGCTCATGAGTTTCTTGCTGAAACTTGAGGCGTTCACGTTCGGACTGAAACCACGCTTTACGATCGGGAGGCAACATCTTATCGACCTCAACCGTTTCGCCTGTTTTCACTAGCTCAGTAAGGATCGCCGTTAACGTATAGAGCTTGAGTTTTGCGTTGCTACCGGGTGCCGGTTCCACATTTTTCAACCGACTAGCGACCGTTTGTCGATGCATGCCAGTAATTGCCGCAAGCTGATTGATATTCAAGCGGACAGATTCGAGTTCTTTATCCATGATGGTGAACACTAAATAAGCAATTCGACATCTTTGAAAATGAAATTTCAAAGAAAACAGAAAGATAAACGGATGATGATGATGCCAATAAAATGCGAAAAACTAGCCGTTTCCCGCGTGTCGCTGCCCCCTCGGTGTTTCAAAACTCAGAAAGGACCCGTGAAAATAGGAGCTATTCTCATTTATCATGACTCCTGCAACTCTGCAGCGGTCAGTCCCAGTTCCATCACTGCCTCACCATCAGGATAGCGGTTCAATAGCTCTTGAAGAGACTCACGACAGGCCTGCACATTCTTCTGCTGCTCTTCTGACAATGAAGCAATCAGACCTTTGAACATTAATATTGTCATTTCATCTTGGGTCATTTCGACTTTCCTCTGCACGTGCAATATCTGCCAATTGATTGTTGGCCTGATCAATAGTTGCCAATAGCAGCCTAATCCACAGAACAGCCTGACAATACGTTATCGAGCTGGTGGCAGTGGCGGTACTACCATCTGAGTTAACGACGCTGGTATTGGCGTGCAAGGCTGTGTCACGTAAACGGTACGTGTACCCGAGCAACCCGCTAGCAATATCAGCAGGGATAAGCAGATCACAGGTCGGCTCTTTCTCAATAATCCTGCGGTATTCAATTTCTTTCTCCTGTGTCTTGGCTTGGACTGTCACGCCATACTGACCCGCTGCCGCCGCTATCTGATTAAAGTGATTGAACTGCAAGGACTGCCCAGCAATGATCGAAGCTTGCCCATCAACCTCCCCCTGCAAGCGCTCAGTTGCTTTTGTTTGCTCTTGGTATTTATCGCGATAATGGCTAGCTATTTTCCCAGCAACGAGCAAAGCCACCAGCAACACACCTATTGCCATCATTCGCCAACTGAAATTGATATTCATACCAACAGCGCCGCCCGTGCTTTGTTGTAACGCACCTTGCGATCATCGATACCGTTCAAGCCGCCATTGATAATCTGCGTCACTCGGTAGACGTCAGCACCGTAGGCCATACAGCCATTCGATACATAAAACCACGCAGCCGAACGTGCTGCATGTTGGTCAAGTTCTAGCAACTCTGGTTTAGTCACTAAATCGAGCTTTAGCGCAGCACCACATGCGCGATAGTTATTAAGGCCGGTAATCTGGATAAGGCCACGGCCTCGGTATTTCCAACCATCACCTGAAGCTTTATTACCTAAGAGATTGGCGTAGACCAAATTGGCGATCGCATCTTGTCGAGCAGATTGCGCTGTCGTTCGTCCGAGAGCATTAGCTTGCTGTTGAGTGATGCGCTTACCAAATACAGTAACCAAAGCACCCGGTGTGTAATTCAGTGATTCAACAACCTGCCGGAAACCGCCCGACTCATGGCCGACCTGAGCAATAAACATCGCCTGATCGGTTGCCGCCGTAATACCAAATTCTTTCATTGCTGCATCGATGTGCGGAAACCAACGCGCAGCTAATCCGGCGCTAATATCAGCCGCCTTTTGAAACTGTTCGAGAATCATTAGATAG